ACATAATGATATATTTAGATAGAATTACTTTATATCAATTAACATATATATTTTATTATTGTTTTGAAATATATAAGAAATTATTAATAAAATATCGATTAAGAAATGATATTTTATTGAATTATTGTTATATAAAACAATATGATGAAATACATGATTTACATATTTTAACATATTTATTTAATATTAAAATTTATACATATTTTAATACTAAAATAAATAAATTATATATATATATTTATCATAATAATAAAAAAATATCAGAGTTAATTATTCAAAATAATAAAATAATTAATGAAAAAACATTCAATATTATAGTTTCTATACAATATTTAGATAAATATAATTTTTATAATACATTAAATATTTATAATTGTGGAATTGTTAATCATCAAAATTTATTAATAAATCATTATTATAATTATAAAGGGATTCAAAGAAATCAAATAAACTAAAAAAAATATTTTTATTTTTTTTTATATAATTAGATTAAATGTAGAATAAATAATGAATAACTTAGGTAGCATAACGTAATGTAGCCGAACCGTCCGAAATTAATAAGAAATTGATAGCTACTGCATTAACAATAAGTTCAGCAGTACTGGTAGAACTTACTAAAGTAGAAGTATATTGTAAGTAGAATTCACGAGCACGAGAAACATTGATGTGACCAGATGGTTGGTAAGTACCTGGATATAAACAGAAGTTAACCATATAACAACCAGGATCAGTTGGGGTACATACATTCCAACCACCATATTGTAATGGAACATAGCTATTAAAGAATGGAGCTGGAAGATTATTATATAGAGGAACACCATGAGCAGATACAGTAAATCGTGTAACATGAGCACGTTCAGTTTTAAGAATAACATCAGAAGCTAAACCATTAACATTAGCTTGTGGAACAACAACTGTGTCAACAGCACCAAATCTATGCCAGTCAGCCATATTACGATCAATAACGGAAACTTGAGAAGCTTGAGCAGTAGTATTGGTATTCATTTCACTATTAACAGTTGGACGAATACCAACATACATAGTTTCAATTGGCCATTTAAGTTGTTGAAGAAGAACATTATCAGAAGATTTATTAACATTAGTTACTTGACGACGATGTACACGTACTAAAGTGAAACCAATACGAGCAATGAAAATATCATGAATATCTGGATTAACGAAAATATTGTTAATGTAAAGATCAAAAGTATTAATAAGTGGAGTAGTAATACTTGGGTTAGTTAAAGCAGCAGAACTACCTGGATTAGCAATAACACGTAAAAGTTGATCTTTGTTGGCTAAATCAATATTAATAAAACGTTGACCATATGGAATAGCAACAGAAGGAATAGCTAGACGAGGATCAGTATTGAACCAGAAAAGTAAAGGAACGAATAATTCTAATTGATTAACAACACCAGCAACATTACCAATGTGACCAGCCTCAGTTTTATAAGTTTGGAAACCATTTCGGTATAACATACCAGCACGAGCATTTTGTGGATTACTATTAGCAGTTTGAGCATAACTAGCGAATGCTTCAACAGAACGTTCTTGTCCCATGCATTTATCCCAACCAGCACGTTTAGATTCAGAAATGAAAAATTGACGGTGGAAATTGTAAGTATCTGGGTAGTATTCATCAAGAGGATTACCATTAACATCAAAAGATACTTTTTGGAAAAGACGTTCACCTGGGTAATCACACCATCTGTAAATAGCACATTCATCAGCTTGACCAGCAGCAGCACCAGTTACCGAAACAGTTGGATTATCAAATCGTACATGAACAACCATATCACTAAAGAAATCACCAAATTGTGGAATAGAGAATTGTACTTTAGAACCTAAAGTTGGGTTATTAGCAGTGACTTTATTGTATTCATAGGCAATAGCAGCGAATGGTTTAAAATGAGCATTCATAAAAAGAACGTGAGTACGTTCGATATCTGCAAGAGTTGGGTTTGGATTTTCCATACCTTTACGAGCAGCACGGATCTCAGCAAGTCGTTTACTTAAAAGCTCAGAAGCCATAAGCATACGGTCTTGTTTACCGTCATTAGTAATTAAATTAAAAATACCACCAGTGGACATATTTTACTTTTATCTAGCAATTAATATTTTTTATAATATGTATATTATTATATATATTAATATCTAAAAAAAAAATAAATAAATATTTTTTAGAAGAATAAATAAAAAAAATATTATAAATTTTATATTTGTCATAATATATTTTTATAATACAATATATTATTAATTAATTAAAATGCATCCAGTCTTAAGTTCTATATTAGGTTTATTAACATTATTTATAGTACTTGTTAGTATTAGATATGGAATTCAATGGTATCAAAATAAAAATTTAAAAGATAAAAATACTAATGATTCAAAAGCGATAATAGCAAAAGGATTTGAAATTGGATATTTAGGAGAGAAGAAAAAGCTTGAACAAAAAATGCTTGAACAAAAAAAAGTTGAACAAAAAAAAGGTGAACAAAAACCAGTTGAACAAAAAAAAGTTGAACAAAAAAAAGTTGAACCTGTAATAGAAGAAAAAAAATATATTAAAGGAAATGATAATTGGAAATATACTAAAGATGATAATGATATAGATTGTTTAATTAATTGGAATTATTATGATTCTGATAAAAAAACAATAATTCAAAAAAGTATTCCTAGAGTTACTACATTAGATAGAAATAATAAATGGTGTGCAACTAAAAATAATACATTACCAACTGATAGACAAATACAACAAAGTGGAGTAAAAAAAGTGTTAGATGAAAATAAAGGAATGCTTATAGGAGTAGCATCTAAAACTGTAGTTGTTAAAGCTAGTAAAAAATTATTATCATCAGCTGCTGGTAAGGCAATTCAAAAAAAAATATTAAATAAATTAAAAACTAAGATAATTTCTAAAATTGGATTTAAAATGCAAGCAAAAGCTTTAACTAACATTGCAAAAAATGTTTCAAAAACTGTTGCTACTAAATTAGCAAAATCTATGGCATTTCAAACAGGTAAAACAGCTGGTAAAAGCGCAGCCAAGTTTGGATTAAAAGCATCTACTAAGATGGCATCAATGGCTGCTAGATTACGTCCTAGCCCTACAATAGTTTTTGAAATATTAAGTATGGGTTTAGATATGGGTGATGCTGGTGGTTATGCTAAAATGCAAAGTAAAGAAGCGTTATATAAATTAAAATCGGAAACTGAAAAAAATTTAAAAAAAGGAATGTATGAAAATATCAAAATGGCATATCAAGAACATGGTGAAACATTAAAGGAAGAAGATTTTATATGGCCAGTTGTATATGATCCATTAGAAAATGCAACAGAAACATTTGATGATTTATTAAATAAAAAAATAGAAACTCTTATAGAAGATCCAAATAATAGTTTATCTAAACCAATTTTTGATGCAATCGATAATGATTTAGAATCTGGTAAAATTACACAAGAACAATTAGATAATGATGTAGAAGATAAATTATTTAATAGTTATGTTGATAATTTATTAAATACAGATGAAATTTCAAAAAAAGTTTATGAAGATTGGTGTAAATCAAAAGATGGTATAATATATGATAATGATAAATGTACATTACCAGAAAAAACTTGTACTGTATGGCCAATTAAAAAGGATAAAGATGGAAATCCAGAAACTGCTTATCGTGAATTTAGAGATGGTAAATGTATTATAGTTGATTCTTCAGTTAGAGAAAAATGTGATGAAATGAATATACCATATGATATGCAAACAGGTATGTGTAAAATAGATGAAAAGTATTGTAAATCTAAGGGTGCTGAATGGAGACAAAATAAAAAAATTAATAATGAATATGATTGTGCAATACCATTAGAACAAAAAATATTTGAAAGTATTTTTGGAACTACTGTTACTCGAGGTTTAAAACAAATATTTGACCCAGATCAATATAAAAGCTGTGGTTTTGATGGTCCAATTAAAATTAGAAATAAATGTTTAGATTTACCAAACGGAAATTTAGATAATGGAAATAAATTACAAGTTTGGGATTGTAATAATTCATTAGCTCAAAACTTTTATTATAATTCAACAGATGAAACTGTACGATCTATATCAAATTATGAAAAATGTTTTGATTTAGAAAATGGTAAAACTGATCCTGGAACATTAGTTCAATTATATAATTGTAATAATACTGACGCACAAAAATTTTTATATGATGATAAAACTAAACAATTTAAATTAAAAAAAGATGAAACTAAATGTTTAGATTTAAGTAATGGTAGTAATAATAACGGTACTAAAATTCAAGTATTTAATTGTAATAATACTGACGCACAAAAATTCGAAATGAAACGTAACCGTTTATCTGATGCTGGATTAACTTGTGATATAGCTACAAGCCGTGTAGCTGATTGCCCATCAGGATATACTAATAATGGTTTAACATGTGGAAGAAGTGCATCTAGTAAAACATCTGATTTTGGTTTAGGAAAATTTGAATCTGCTGATTGCCCACCTAGTTATACTAATACTGGTACTACATGTCATCGATGGGGAAAAAGTTTTCAAAGAGATTATTTTTCAAAAGCTGGAAAATCAATTGATTATGATGTAAACAAATGTGAAGAAAGATATGGAAAAGGTAATTGTGAAATTAAAGGAGTTAAGGGTTCTAGATTAGCACGACCAAAAACATGTGAAATTGAAGCTAGATATTTAAAAAAAGAATTTCCAGAAAAATATGTAGATGATAATCTAGGTACTATGGGTGCTAGATGTTATTTACATGCTCATACAATTGGTTCAATAGCCAATCATGGAGTATGTCCACCTAAAAATGATAAATCCGGTAAATATACAAATAAAACAGGTGCATTATGTTATGTAAATTGTGAAAAAGAATATGGACCTGGTTGGTATAATAATGGAACGTCATGTTTTAGAGATGTTAGTACTAAAGGTTTAGATAGTATGACTTGTAATCCAGATGAACGAATGATTGGTGGAAGATGTTATCCAAAATGTCCACCTGATTATACTAATATGGGTTTAACATGCCATAGAAGAAAATATAGAAAAATAGCATTAAGTACAAAAAAAAATTAAATTATTATAATATTTTTTTATTTAATATAATGAAATAAATTCTTCTGTATTATCATAATAATTAGATTGAGGTTTTGGTTTTACAAATGTATTATATCCATAAACCCCAGCGGCGCCTATTAAACCATACATTGGAAGACTAAAAAATGCAAATATTGCAAATATAAATAACATAATAACATAAATTTTCATAGTTGCTAAATCAACACCTAATAATTTTTTTGATAAAGAGTCTGCTCCTTTACTAGCAACATTTCCAACAGCACTAGCTCCTTTAACAGCAACAGTACCCACAGCGGTAGCTCCTTTGACAGCTACATTTCCAACAGCAGTTGCTCCTTTAACAGCAGTATTTTCCATTTTTGCAGCCATTTCTTTTCCAGTTTCGCCTAATACACCGCTTTTACCTGCACCATACCCAACTGCAGTAACAGCAGCTGCCCCCATAGCAACTTTTTTAATTTTATCTGAATTTTTTGCAAGTGTTTTTCCTACAGTACCTGCTCCTTTCATACCAGTTTTCCCTACTTTAACTACATTTTTACCCACTTTAGCAGCACCTTTACCTAATAATTTGGCAGCACCTAGTAAATTAACAAATTCTTCATTTTCATAATTTTCAGGGTCTTCATAATAATTTTCAGGTTCTTCATAATAACTTTCTGGTTCAACAAACGTATCTAAATAATAAGCCATATTTTTAAAATTATTTTTATTTAAGTTCTAAATATATTATATTATATTAAAATAAAAAAAATAATCAAATTAAATTAAATTAAATTAAATATTTTTAATTTATTTGATTTTGTTAAATATAATATTTTTTTTTGATTATTATCAAAATTATATACTTTATATAATAAAGATAAAGATTTTGGATTTACATAATAATCTAAAATTAAATCAATATACTTATATATATTAATTATAGTTATATATTTATATTTTCTAATAAATTTAAAGTTAGATTTAAAATGTAATATTAAATAATTAATATTTAGATATTCTTTAATTTTTTGTCTATCATATAGAATTATATTATTTTTATATATTTTTCTTAATAATTTATATTTATTCGATATATAATTAATATTGGTATTTAATATATATAATTCTTTTAATTTAACATATTTATTAGATAATTTTGAAATTAAAGTATTTTGACAATTTAAATATTCTAAATTTATATATTTATCTGATAAATTATTAATTAAAGTATTTTGACAATTTACACTTTTTAAATTAATTAATGTTTCTGATAAATATGTTATTTTTGTATAAGAACAATCTAAATATTCTAAATTAATTAATTCATTAGGTATATTATTAATATTAGTATTCATTATAAACAGTTTTTTTAAATTTATTAAATTATTAGGGATTAATAATAATTTAGAATTATCTGCATTTAGTATTTCTAAATTATTTAAATTATTTGGTAAATAATTAATAAATGTATTATTAATTGTTAAATATTTTAATTTAATTAAAGTATCAGATAATTGTATTGTTTTAGTATACGAAATATCTAATTCAATTAAATTATTAAAATTATAATGAAAATAATTTATAATATTTGTATATTTACAAAATAAATAATTTAAATTATAATGATTTAAATTATCTAAATTATCTAATTGTGTATAATTACAATTAAAATATTTAACATTTTTAATTTTTATTTTAATTTGTTTAATTTTATTACATGAATGTAAATGTATATATTTTAATTTAAAATATTTTTTTTTATTGTTACATAAGATACACATAATAATTTTATTATTTATATTTTTAAAATTTAATACTGTATTAAAAAAATAAAAATATTCAATTATAATTTTTATTTTACAATAACACGATAATATAATGATAATCCGGAAATATCATCATATCTTGTAATACATACAATATCTCCAATTTTACCAGAACTCCATATAATTTGTGGATCAGATAATTTAATCTTAGGTAAATTTGATTTTTTACAAAATAATACATTATTTAATATTTTTTCTTCTTCTTCTTTTGATAAAATTTCATGTTTATTACTTAATATATGTTTTGGAATAATAATAGTAAATAATTTATATGTATAATTAATAATACTTAATTTAGTTTTAATACTATCAATATAATTTTTAACATGAGTTGAAATTTGATTTTTAGTTATTAACATAATTTCATATTTAAATGGATTTTTTTTAAAAGTATTAATAATTTTTTTTAAATCTTGAGTTTTAGAATATAATTCAGAATTATAATGAAATAATAATATATATGTTAATTTATAATTTTTTTCATTTTTATAATTAATATTATCTAAATTATCTCTAATTTCTTTAATATCATCAGAATTATAATTACTTGTTATAGTAGGAATTGTAAAATATTCATTATTATAAATATGTTTAATAAAATCATCATCGTTAGTTTTTTCATCTAATGGTATTAATTTTTTATAATTAAAATAAGTATATAAATTATTATAAATAATAGTTAATGTATAATTTGAATTAGTCATAATTATTATTTTTTCTTTATAATTTTATATATATTTCTATATATATATATTATTATTTCAATTTTAAATTATATAATTAATAAAAAATGACTCCAGATTTAGTTTCATTTCTAATAGGTATTTTTGTTATGTTTTTATTTTATCTTAAATATTTAAGATGTAAAAAATGTGCACCATTTGAAAATCGTGATTTAATTAATCATTTATTTGATCAAGAAGCATTTTTAAATAAAGATGAAATAACTGTAGAAGATAGTTATAATAATAAAATGATATTTGAACAAAAAGTATTTAATATGTTAAATTCTAAAAATAAAAAAAAATATTTAAATCTAACAGAAGCTGCTAAAGATATGTTTTTAACAAAAGTTAGTTTAACAAATATATAAATATTATAATTTAAAATTATTAACAATCTTTTTTTTTGTTTCGTCATCATTAGTTAAATTACATTCTTTGATAATTTTAATTACCTTATCAATTTTATTAAGTAAATTATCATCTAATATTTTTGTTTTATATATGGGTTGAATATTAATATCAAACATTTTAAATGAAAATATACCTAAATATTCTAAATTAGGATCAGATAATATTTTATCTTTAGTATCTGATATATTTTGTAAAAATTTATTAATATTATTATATTTATGAAATCTATATAAATTTTGACTATTATAAATATTTTCATTTATACAAATATCATGATAAATAATTTTTAAATCCTTATAATCTATAATATTTTCCATAATATTATTAATTAAATTTTTATCAGTAATTGCTGATAAATCTTCAAAATTTTTACTATAATTATATAAATAATGATTTAAATTATTTAATAAAGTAATCAAAGATATATTTTGATTATTTTTTTCATAATAGATGCTAAAACTACTATAAGCAATTGGCATATTCTTATATCTAATTTTATCAAAATGATATGTACTATATTTATTATTTAAATTTATAATATCGTCAATTGAACAAAATCTAAATATAGCTTCAATAAAAATTGATACTTCGCACATATTAATAACTTCCATACCTAATCTAGGTTGATTAATATAATATACCGGTATTTCATTTTTTTTTAAAACTCGCATATATGGATTTTTAAATTCAAATAATACTAATAATTCTTTATTATTTTCTATTTTCGTATTATCAAAAATAGAAAAATTATTAATTTTATTAATAATATCATATTTTGATAATAAAAATTTTAATTTATCATTTTTAATAACTGATAATCCATCAGGACTATATTTAATTAAATTTGATTTTTCATATGGAATAGAACCCGTTTCATATATTTTGGTATCAAATAAGATTTCAGTATATTGCTGTAAAATATATTCAAAAATATTTCCAAACCATAATGGTGCTGCTTTTTTAAATGTTGTTAATCCAATTTTTTGTTTAATTAATTGTTTAATAGATTGATATGGATTAAGTCCTAAAATTGTAGATATTTCTGATCCACCAATAGTTTCAGTTCTAGATCTTAACCATTCTTGTGATCCTTGAACTGGTAAATATTTATGCTTATTTAAAAAATTATGTAAATTCTTTAACTTTTCAGACATTTTACTGGTTTATCTAATATTATATTTTACATTTAAAATATAATTTAATTAATACTAATAAATTAATAAAAGTAATTATGAATATTGAATTTTTATCGAACAAAAAATATAAATTAAAAAATGATAATGTCATAAATGATGGTGCTTTTGCAAATATTTATGATATTATTAATTCTAATGAAAAAACTAAAGATTATATAGTTAAATTACAAAAAAAAGAATATAAATATGAGGCTATAAATGAAATTGAAAGTTTATTAAAATTGCAAAAAAATAAAACAAAATATTTAAATAAATTAAAAGAATTTAATATTACAGTAGATAAACCAAAAGTAATTGAATTATTAGATTATTATATAGATAATGATTATTTTTATCTAATTTTACCTAAATATGAATGCACATTAGAATATTTTAATATTTTATATAATAAAGAATTTAATGAAATATTACCGATTAATTTAATTAAAAAAATAACTAATTCTTTATTTTTAAGTATTTATCAATTACATTATTCTAATTTAATTCATTGTGATATTAAACCAAATAATATTTTAATAGATCTAAAATATAAAAATTTAAAACAATTTATTAAGGATATTAAAAATAAAAAAATTAAAAAAAATGATTTAATTAATTATATTGATATTGTATTAATAGATTTTAATAAAACTCAAAAAAATAAATCTATATATAAATCAACAAACATTCAAATATTATATTATATGGCACCTGAAATTGTATTAAATAATAAAGAATTTAATAATAGTATTGATATATGGTCTGTTGGTATTATAATTTATGAATTAATTGCTGGTCGTTATTTATTTGATATTTATAAAGATAATTTACAAAATGGAAATAATTTTAAAAATTATAATTTAAATCAAAAATCAAAAATAACAACTGATTATTCATATACAGATAGTGCAGATTCTTATGAAAAAAGTTATAAAATAGAATATTTAAGTTTATTATATAATTATAAATTTATTTTAGGTGATAATACTTTATTATATGGTAATGATTTAGATATATTTTATTCTAATAATTTATTATTAGGTGATATAAATAATAATAATTCGGAAAATAATTTAATTCCATATATAACACAAAATATTAAAATTACTAATACTGATTTTTTAAACCATATATTTGAAATTTTAAAAAAAATATTTGTATATGATTATAATAATAGATTAACAGCTGAGGAATTTTTAACTAAATATAAATTTTAATAATAAATACTAAAAGAGAAAAATAATTAATAATGAATTATAAAAAAATTTCATCAGATATAAATATTATATTTAATTTTTTTTATAGTTCATTCAATAACGTTAATATATATAGTATTCAAAAAAATGAAGAATTTATTAATTTAACATTTATATTTATTTTTAATATTATATTTTTATTAAAAAAATTATTAAATATTTTAGAAATAACTATTGAAAAACATGATATATATAAAAATCAATATACAGATAAAATAGAAAAATTAATACAAGATATAGATATTTATGATAATACTATTTTAAATTTATATAATAACTTTAATAAAAATAAAAATATAGAGAATAATAATAATAATTCTGATAATAATTTAGATTTTAATATTAATAATAATATTAAAAATTTAGAATTAGATAATTTAGATGAATTAATTAATAATATAGATAATTGTAATATATCATTAATAGAATTTAATAAAAGTAATTATATTAAATATGATTATGTAGATTTAGGATTTAATAATTATTATAAATTACATATTTTTAATAAATTAAATGAAAATATACCTTTTAATTTATTAGTATATGTTATTGAACTTGATCAAATAGTAATCAAAGTTGGTGATGAAAAAAAATTTAGATTTATTAATTCTAAAATTTATAAAACATATGATATTAAAATAAATAATGATAATTCAAGATCAATTTTATGTAATAATAATATTAAAGAGTTAAATAAAAAATGTAATAATTATAATTGTAGTTATTACCATGATTATATATTAGGTTATAAAGAAAATTGTCATTTTGATAGACAATTTTCAAATAATCCAATCGTATTTAATAGTCCTAATTTTAAAGATGGTAGTAAAATAAAAGAAAATGCTAAAACAGTTGATTGGTATAATGCTATTAATTTATATCAATTTAATTTATCTTGTTTATTATTAGGTTGTATACATAGTTTAAATAAATAATTATTCATTCAAATATTGATCTAAAATTTGATATAATAAAATATCATGCATTAATTGTTTTTTTCTTAATTTTTTTTCCTTTTTTGTTGTAAATTGTAAATCAATATTTAAAGTATCTAATGATCCAATAAATCTACTATTTTCTAAATCATAATTATCATTTTTAAATTTTTTATTATTTACTTTAATTTTACCTAATTTATTTTTATTAATATATTTCCAACTATATATTGGAAAATTTCTAATATCTCCTTTATGATAAAATAAACATTCCTTATTATAAAATACTTTATCACAATTTATTTTACTACATTGTTTAATTTTAGTACCTTTTTTTTTATTAATTTCACTTTCAGATATAATATTTCCAATATTTCCTTTAATTATTTTATTATTAATTTTAATACAATATTCATTAGTTTCTTTAATATGATAAATTGGTGTATTAATTATTAAATCTAAATTATTTTGTGATATTGATATAATTGGACATTTCATATAACTTTTATTTTCATATTCTTTATTATTTGTAATATTTTTATATTCAATATTATATTTTTCATTTATTGATTCTTTCTGTTTTTCATATAATACAGTTTTAATTTTTAATAATTTATAATTATAAATACTTTTAATATTTTGAATTAAAGATTCAATTGATTTAATCATATTTTTTAAATATTTTAAATTATCTTCATAATTTTTTATTTTTTTATATATTTCTTCAATATTATATAAATTAGATTCTTTATTAATTATATTATCATTAATTATTTTAATTTCTTTAAAGAAATTATCAATATAAATTGTTAAATTATTCATTTTTATTAATATACAGATTAGTTTTTAAATTAAAAAAATAATATTTTAATTAAAAATATTTTTTTGCTATTTTAATAATTTTTTTCATGGTATTTATTAATTTATTATCTTTACTAATCATTAAAAAATTTTCAATACTAAAAAATTGTATATCTGATATTTCCATAATATGACTATTTAAGCGTAAATCAATTTGTGGATTATATTTATTATCTAATAAAATTGCAATAAAATATACATATTTATAAGTAGTATTTTCATCTGTAAAAATATGAATTATTGGATCAATATCATATAATAATTTATATTTATTCTTTTTAATATTTGTTTCTTCGCTAAATTCTCTAATTGCTGCATTAATTGCACTTTCATTTTTATTATTCATTCCTTTTGGCATTTCCCATACTTTTTTAGATGATTTTGATTTTTTAATTAAATTTAACAAACGTTTTCCATCATCATATAAAAAACTTTTTTCATATCTATTTTTACATTTTTCAAATTTTGTAATTTCTTTAGTAGTATATCTATTATTATATGGTAAAGATAATGCACATTTATACCACATAATATTAAAATTTAATGACATAATACAAAATTTTTCATCTAATGTCATATTATTTAATAATCTTAATATATCATTATCATTATTTCTATTATATACACCTTTAATAAAAGCAATATATGCATATGATAATCTTTTTTTAATAAATAATGTTTCATAAATATTATTTATATTTTTTCTAACTAAAGCAATTCCATATGATGTAACTATATCTGAATTAATCATATTTTTATTTATATATTTATAATTTAAGTTAATAATATTTAAATAAAAAAAAATATTAACTTAAATATATAAATATCCATATTATGATTCAAATTATATTCTTTACTGTTTTATTATTTTTATTATTTATTATTAATAAAAAATTAAATAAAATTATTAATTCAATAGATAATAATAAAAAAGAAGCAAATATAAAATATATAAAGGATACTTATAATAATAAATTAAAAGATAATACTAATTTTGGACATTATGATTTTATTCGATCAGATTTAGGAAAATCTGGTAATTCTTTAAATTCAAAAATAAAAAATATATAATTTAAATATATAATTCTATTTTTAAAATAGAAAAAATGAATAATAGTGAAAATATTAAAATTGATGAAAATTTAGAAAAAAAAGAAATTTCTAATAAAATTATTAAAAAAGATGATAGAATTATTCAAAATGTATCTATATATGATAAATATAAAAATATAATAAAAATAGCATTTATTATTGTAATAATTATATTATTTATATATTTTCTATATAAAATGAATATTCTCAAATTTAGTTTTACTAGTATTAATTTATATAATAATAAAATACAATCTACACAAAAAAATAGAGAATTTGAAGAATTAACTAATAATGATAGTAATTGGAATATTGAAGACGCAATCGAAAAAATAATTAAAAATCAAAATATTTATATTCAAGAAAAGAAATTATAAATCATTTAAAGCATCTATTAATCTACTATCTTCTGAATAAGGATTTGAATAAAATTCTAATCCTGCACTTTCCATTAAATTATTATTGTCTGTATTTTTTTCAGATCTAGATACTAAATATCTAGGATCTGAATCTGAACTTTTAAATCTTTCTTTTTTTTTTAATAAATTTTCAACATTATTAAATTTATTTATAGTTTCTGCAAGTCTGTTATTATATTTTTTTAAAGATTTTGTATGTACATATAGAATATAAAATAATATTAATATTAATATAGAATTAATATATACTAATATACACGTTGATTGTTTTACATGTAAATGGTCAGCAATATATTTAATATCTTGTTCTGTAAAATTAACCATATTTAATATTTTTTATTATATTAAAAAAAATAAATTTTTATTTTTTTTTTATATTTAATTTTATTTATCGTCCAGCTAAAGCATTGTATAAATCTGATGGTTTAACATTATCTACAGCATTTTCTGATGGTAATTCTTCAAATGCTTCATATCCATCTTCATATTCTTCATTTTCAAAATCTTCACCATCTTGATAATATTCTGGTTCTTCAAAATCTTCATTTTCAAAGTCTTCACCATCTTGATATACTTCTGGTTCTTCAAAATCTTCAGGATCATAATATCCTTCACGTTCATTTTTAACAGTTGCTCCTTTACGGACCATTTCATTATTATAATCTTGGAAGAATACTGGGACATCACGATATCCAGTTAATGTTGATTTTTTTTTAGCAGCTGCTACTTCAGCTTCAGCTTTATCAATATTATCACATAAAGATGGTCGACCTTCCATAACTTGTTTACACATAATAGCAGTTGCACTGGTATCTGCAAATCCTTCTACGTCCTCAAATGGAGATTTTTTTTTACCAGTTACCCATCGATATACTCTACCTACAGTTTGATTTAATACAAAACGAGTAACATAGTAAAATATAACTAACATAACTGCGACTACTACAAGAGCAACAGCAAATGCAGCTGGTCCATTTTTAAACGTTAAATTATCTTGAGCTTCTGCAACTGTTCCTGGTACAACACCTGCCATTTTTATTTTAAATAAATTTTATTTAATTCAGTATTTTATAAATTAGATATATAAATGAAAATATATTTTTTTAAAAAAAAAAGATATTAATTAAATTAATTAATTTATAATATTTTTTTTAATTAAATAAATATTTTAAGATGAATATTCAGGATTAAATACTTTATCATATCCCATTCGTTGACTATAAGTATCATTAGATCCTAAGCCATCTAATTGTACATGTCGTCTTTGTTTAATTCCAAAATCAAATAATGGTTCAGAAAATTTAGACATTCTTCCGAAAAAGAAAAATAATACAAGAAGTACAACTAAAACTGCAATGATCCATTTAAACATACTAACTCTAGATTGTAAACGTTGTTCAATATCGGATCCGCAAATGCATTTTTTATCTTCACTTACTGTATAATCACCAACTAACCATCCAAGCATTTTTTGTTCAGCTTGTTTAGTCTTTTCAGTTCCATATTGTTTAGCTTGTGCTAATTTTGGAGTAATATTTGCTTTAGCATTTTCAGCCATAGTTCGCATTCGGTCAGCCATTTTTATTTTATATTAACTAGTTAAATGTAAATAATTATTATATATTATTATATATTAAATAAAATAAAAAAAAAAATAATTATTATTATAATTTTTAATATAATTGATTATATTTTTAATTTATTTAATATATCTGTTAAATTCTGTGTTAATTCTGTTGGATTAATATTAGGAATAATGCATTTATCAGGATGAATTTCTAATAATATCTTATAAATTTTTTTCTTTATAGTAGATCGATTATTATTATTTATCTTAGTCTTTTTAATTATATTAATTTCATTTATTATCTCTTTCTTTTTTAATAACATTATAGAATTATAATGTTTATCACAATAATATATTCCTTTATATAATATATTAGCCTTTTTATCACAAACTCTATTTGTTTTTAATGTATATATACATTTATTAATATTTTCATCTGATTTCTTTTTAGTTTTTTTTATTTTAATATTTTCTGATTTATCATTTTCTGATTCATTTTTTTCTGATTCATTTTTATCTGATTCATTTTTATCTGATTCATTTTTATCTGATTCATCATTTTCTGATTCATTTTTATCATCCGATTTATCATTTTCTGATTCATTTTTATCATCCGATTTATCATTTTCTGATTCATTTTTATCATCTGATTTATCATTTTCTGATTCATTTTTATCATCCGATTTATCATTTTCTGATTCATTTTTATCATCCGATTTATCATTTTCTGATTCATTAGATGTAAATTTATTAAAATGTCTAGTGCAATAATTTAAATCATTATTAAGCGCTTTATTTTTACAATTACGCTTTGATTTAGTAATATAATATTGACATTCCATAATGAAAATAGTAATATTTAATTTAAAAATAATTTAAATTCAATTTTAAATATTTAATTAATTTAATAAATATATAAAAAAAATAATTATGGCAGAAAATTCTCAAAAAAAAAGATCAGTTGGTAGACCTCGTTTAATTCAAAAAGTTGATCCATTACCAAAATTAGGAATTGTTGATAATCCAAATAATAATGATAATTTGGTAGAATTATCCTATGATAATGTATCAATTTTTAAAAAATTATTTAGTTTATTAAAATTAATGAATGTAAAAGAAATTAATATTCAATTTCAGTCAAATTATACTAAAATTTATGGTATTGATCATTTAGAAAAAAATTTAATTAATATTAAAATTGATTCTAGCAAATTAAATCATTATTTTTGTGAATATCCAATTAATATTACATTAGATCCAAAAAACTTAGATAAAATTACACAAAAAATAGATAAAAATTATAATTTATTTACAGTATTACTAAAAAAAAATTCTTATCGAAATCATATGATTATTATTTTAAATAATAAGGTTTTATCTATTGATGAATCTCATATTATTAATTTAATTGAAAATGATACTGATTTACATACTTTATATAATAAATCTGTTGATTATAATTTATATCCTTTAAAATTTGAATTACCTGGAAAATATTTTAAAAAGTTAATTAATGATATTTCAATATTTAGTGAATTATTTACAATTGAAAAAGTTAATAAAAATCCTTTACAATTTATATATAAAAATATTAATAATACAATTAAAGGGTATAATATATGTAATGATAATAAAAAAATTAAATTAGAATCTTCATTAAGTGAAGATGATATATTTTCAGTATCTATTCGTATTGATTATATTAAAGCTTTAAGTAATTCTTTATTAAGTGATTCTGTAAAAATATATGCAGATAAAGAAAATGATTTAATTTTTAATTTACTAGTTGATAATGGTGTTTTTGAAATATTAATATATACTTCAGTAAATAAATATATTTAAGTTATTTTCTATTTTTTTTTATTTTAAAAAAATATTTATAATTTAATTACAAATGAATAAACAAAATTTAGAATTATATTTACTTTTTATAATTTATAATAATGCTTCAAAAAAAATAGCAAAATGGTATAAAAATAAAAAAAATAAAGAATATTATAATATGCAATTAAATAATAAACATTTATATAAATTAATTAATGAAATAAGTTATTGTTAAATTAATTTAATATTTAAGTCTGATCTTTCTTTACCAATATTTGCTAACTTATCAGCCATTATATTTCCTTTTTGATAAATATCTAATTGTTCATTTTTATTTTTATCAGCATGTCCTCTAATAAATTTAAAATCTATTAAAATATTATTATCATTTAGTAAATTTAAATAATAGTTAATATATAAAATAATATCTAAATTTTTTTTTTCCATATATAATTTTTTTTTAATCCAATTATTAGACCATTTAGTAATTACATTAATCCAAAATTCACTATCTGTAACTATTAAAAATTTATATTGATATTCTGTATCATTTTTTTTATTAATTACATTTAATGATTCTTGAATATTATTAATTTGACATAAAGATAAATTTTTATTTAATTCTATTTTATCATTAATTTGATCTAAAATAATTAATTTAATATATATTAAACTATATAAAATACCAAGACCCTCAGCTCTAATATTTGTAGCCTCATATGAAAAATAATTAACTATTAAATCCATATTATCTTGTTTATGATTTTTACAAAATTTACCAGTTAAATCATTTTCTTTATTATAAATTGCATAATAATTACATGTATCATTATTACATTTAATTATTTGATTATTTTTATTGATATAATTATAATAAATAATATCTAAATTTTTATTATAAAAGAATAGATCTTTATCAATTTTTTTAATAATTTTAGTATCATTATATTTATGATAAATAGATTTATCATTTTCACAATATATATAAATACCAAATGCTGATCTTTTTTTAACTCTTTCATGAGCACCATCTGAAAATATAAATAGATTATAATCTTTATTATTATTTTCTACATTATTATCGTTATTATTAATGGTATCATTAATTAATTGATCAATATCTTGAGCATTCATAATATTAGAATTATATGATTAATATTTATTATATAAATAATTCAATTTTAAAATTGAAATCAATATAATATATTAATTATATAATAAATATGATATTTTCTTTAATTGTCTGTTGTGATAAAAATTATGGAATTGGTAAAGATAATAAATTACCATGGAATTATTCTAAAGATATGGAATTTTTTAAAAGTAAAACATTACAAAATATAGATAATAATAAAATGAATGTAGTAATTATGGGAAATAATACTTATAAATCTATTCCAAATAAATTTAAACCATTAAAAAATCGTTTTAATTTAGTATTAACTAAAGAAAAACTTACAAGTAATTATGAAAATTTATTATATTTTACTAATATATATGATATTTTAATATATTTAGATAATAATAAAGACTACTTTAATGATGTATATATAATTGGTGGTAATCAAATATATAATATATTTTTAGATTTACATATTATTAAATATATTTATATTACTATGATATCAGAATTAGATTATAATTGCGATACATTTTTTAATTTTAATAAATATAAAAAATATTATAAAATTAATGAAAATGATATATATTTTGAATATGATACTTTATCTATGTTACCTATAAAAAAAAAGAATAGATTAGAAGGTAAAAAATATATATATTTAAATAAAAATGAAACTAATTATTTAAATACTATTCAAAAAGTATTAAATAAAGGTATTTATAAATTAGATAGAACAAAAGTTGGTACTTTATCTATTTTTGGAAAAAGTTTTAAATATAATATTAGAAATTATAGATTACCTTTATTTACTCATCGTAAAATGTTTTATAGAGGAATTATAGAAGAATTATTATTCTTTATTTCTGGAAATACTAATACAAAATTATTAGAAGAAAAAAATGTTAAAATTTGGACAGGTAATACATCTAGAGAATTTTTAGATTCTAGAAATTTAAATCATTTAGATGAAGGTGATTTAGGAGCTGGTTATTCTTTTCAATTAAGACATTTTGGTGCAGAATATAAAAATTGTAATACAGATTATACAAATCAAGGATTTGATCAATTAAAATATGTAATTGATTTAATAAAAAATGATCCTAATTCTAGAAGAATTTTATTTAGTTATTGGAATCCATTAGCTATGAAAAATATGGCTTTACCACCATGTCATCTATTATACCAATTTCATGTAAATACTGATAAAAATGAATTGTCATGTAGTTTTTATCAAAGAAGTTCAGATTTTGTATTAGCTGCTAACTTTAATATAGTTAGTGCTGCTGTATTAACTTTTATGTTATGTCATATAACAGGTTATAAACCTGGAAAAATTATTCATAATATTGGAGATTTGCATATTTATAAAAATCATATAGAAGAAGCAAAAAAAATGTTAAATAATAATCCTAATAACTTTCCATTATTTTATATTAATGATCCAGAAAATAATATAAAAAATATTGAAGATTTTAAATATTCAGATTTTAAAATATTATTTTATAATTCTTATAAAAAATATAATTTTACAATGGCTATTTAATTATTATTATGAAAAAATGGATAATTTAAATATGAATATTTCTTATATAAATTTTTTTTTCTAAATCTAATTTTATAATTTTTATATTTATATTTATTATCTTCATTATTATATTCATTATTATATTCATTATTATAAATTATATCTATTTGATCAATATTATTATTTTTTTCTTCTAGTATAGTAATATCAGAATCAGAATCTGAATCAGAATCTGAATCCAATTCAGAAATTAAATCGAAATCAATATTAGAATCATTATTAGAATCAATATTAGAAATAAATTCTATTTTATCTACAGAATCTAATGTTTTATAAGAATCTGAATCTGATTCACTGCTATATTCACTTTCTGAATCATTATTTTGAAAATTATTATTTTGAAAATTATTATTAATATAGTTTAATTGATAAGTATAATTATATTGATTATTATTTATTATTTTAGTTCTTTGTTCATTTAATAAATGATTAATATTATTATAATTTTGATTTTTATAATAATTGTTATTAACAGATGACTCAAATTTTGGTGATTTATATAATTGATAATAATTTACTAAAAACATTATATTAAAAAAAATATATTATATATTATTAAAATAATTTTTTTCTACAATATGGACAATATAATTTTTTTTTATACCATGTATATAAACATTCTCGATGATAAATATGTTTACAATCCTTAATATAAATTATATTTTTATCTGGATTATCTAAAAAATTTTCTAAACAAATACAACATTGACTATCATTATTAAAATTGATATCTTTATATTTATATAATTTATTAGGATCTATATATTCGATATAATGATTAATATTAATATTATTTAAACATTTTGGATATATTTCATTTAAATTATATAATTCTAAAGGTATATGAATTATATTAGAATTATAACATATTAATGTTTTTAAATTTGTTAATTTTGAATTTAATTTATTAATATTTGTATTACTAATATTTAAATAAATTAATTTATTTAATGTTATATTATTAATTAAAGTATTAGAAATATTTAAATAAATAATATTGTTAAGTTTATGTGGTATATATCTAATATTTGTATTTTTTATATTTAAGTATTTTAATTTAATATATTGATTTGGAATATTATATAAAAATGTATTAGCAGCATTTAATATCATTAATTTTTTATAATTTAATGATAATCTTTTAAGTTTAGTATTAGAACAATTTAAATATTTTAAATTTTCTAAATTTTTTGGTAAACGCAATAATCTATTACTATTACAATTTAGATATTCTAATTTGGAAAAATATTCTGGAATATATTCTATTTTTGAATTATGACATATTAATTTTTTTAAATTTGGATAATTATATAATTTATTTATTTTTGTATTTGATATATTTAAATTTAATAATAATTTAAAATATGGAGATAATTTTTGTATTTTAGTATTAGAAATATTTAAATATTTTAAATTATATAAAAAATTAGGAATAGTTTTAATATTTTTACATCCTTTACAATCTAAATATTCAATATGTCTATCATATTCATTTCTACAAATAATACACATATTTATAATAATAAATTATTAAAATATAGTTTAAATTGATTTTATTTATTTTTATAAAAAAATATATATATATATATATTTAGTCTTTTTTTTTATAAGTATATGTATTATTTTGATTCTTTACTTTTAATTTATTATTTTCATTTTGTAATGTTTTAATATATATTTTTAAATTTAGATTTTCATTATATAATTTATTAGCTTCTTTGACTAACATTTTATATGAATGATTATCAGTTAAAATATATTTAAATTTAGTAATAAATTTAGTAGAATTCATATTTATTATATAATTATTAAAACTTTAATTCATTTTTTTTTCTCCATAAAAATGATCTAAATTTTTCCATATCTTCATCTTCAATAGGTTTATTTACAAATGATGAATAATCGTCTTTAGTTAATCTTTTCCATATATAATATAAACTATAGGATCCACAATTTGCTGTATCTGATCTTTGATGTTCAATATCAGTAACTTTTTTAAATATACATGGTTTATAATTTAATGAAATATTATCAGCTAAATTTATAAAAAATTTTTTAAATTTATTACCATAAAAATCATTTTTAATATCATATCCAGATGAATTAAAATATTCAATTTCTATAGGATTTTTAGTAAAATCTATAAAAATACAAAACCAATGAATTCCTCCACCACTAGATATATCTGTATTACATACTATACCATAATAATTTAAATCTTTATTATAATCCATATTTGTTTTATTTTTTAATTCATCAACAAAATCTATTTTAGTTATAGGTAAAATTTTATTATGTTCTTCAAATAAATTTGAAGTTTGAGGAGGAAACATTTTTAAATCAAACATATGAATATAAGAATAGTAATAATTTGGAAAATTTTTTAATAATTGGTGTTGAATATTATCAATTTCAGTATTATTTATCCAATAATTTCCATCTAATTTATTAGCAACAGGTTTAAAATATTGTATAATATGTTTACTTACTAATTTATTTATATTTTTATTTGTACTATTATCCTTTTGTATATTTTGTAATATACATAATTCTTTATGCTGAACATTATCTAAATCTTCACATTTTTCATTTTTTTTAGACAATTCATCAATTATTTTATCACTAGATTTATTAGTATTATTTATAAAATTAGATGCTATATTTTTAATAGACTTTTCTGGTAAACAAGTAGTTTGATTTTTATTTAAAGCACAAATATTATTATTCATAATATCTATTTGATAGTAATTTATATATAATTAAAATATATTTCTTAATTTTTTAAATATTTTTATATATATATTTATTAATATTTATAAATTACAATGAATAAAAATAATACTAATTATCCAGAAGAATTATATAAAGAATTAAAAGAATTATATATAAATGATAAAGATTATATTAAAGAAAATTTATTTGAATATCAAAGATATGTATATAATTATATGGTAAATACAAATAATAGAGGGATATTATTATTTCATGCAGTAGGTACAGGTAAAACTATTACATCTATTTCTATAGCTGAAGAATTTAGAAAATTAAATAAAGAAATTATTATTATATCTTCTAAATCATTACAATCAAACTATAAAAAAGAAATAGAAACGTATAATAAAAAATTAAATGAAAATATTTCTGAAAATGAAATAGAAACTATTATTAATGATTATAAATTTGTAACTAGCAATTCAAAAAATATGATTAGTTCTTTAAATACAAACTTAGATAATGTTTTAAATAATGTAACTAAAGTAAATTTAGAAGATAAAATTATTATTATAGATGAAGCTCATAATTTATTTAATAGTATTTCTAATGGATCTAAAATAGCTAATGAATTTTATGATTTAGTTATGAATACTAAAAAAATTAAATTAATATTTTTATCAGGAACTCCTATAATTAATGATCCATTTGAAATTTCAATAGCATTTAATTTATTATATGGACCAATTAAATTTGAAGATAAAACTATTAAAACTAGAATAAAACCATATAATACAATATTACCAGAATATTATACTGATTTTCAAAAATATTTTGTAGATCAATATACAAATTCTATAAAAAATGAAAATAAATTTAAAAATCGAATTTATGGATTAGTTTCTTATTATGGTGATATGTATTTTCATAAATTAGACTCAGTAAAAAATGAAATAAATAGTATTAAAAGTAAAGAAAATTTTCCAGATCGATTACCTATTAAAATAGAAGTTATAGAAATGTCACAAATACAGAATATAGAATATTCAAAAGCACGAGATACTGAAAAAAAAGAAAATACAAAATTTGGAGGGCAAATAGTAAGAGAAAAAAATTTAGTATCTACAAGTTATAGAATTAAATCACGTCAATTATCTAATATATTTATATCACATGATAAACAATTAACTAAAGAAAATTTTAAACATTTTTCACCTAAAATATATTCAATATTTCAAAATTTACAACAGTATAAAAATTCAATATCATTAGTTTATAGTACATTTTTAGATTATGGTATTTTTTCAATGGCTAAAATATTAGAATTAAATGATTATAAATTATATAATAAAGAAACTTATAATAAAGATACTAAATATTATGCTATATTTTCAGGTGAACAATCGATAGAAGAAAAAAATGAAATATTAAAAACAGTTAATTCTGAAGATAATAAAAATGGGGAATTAATTAATATTTTATTGATATCAAAATCAGGAGCAGAGGGTTTAGATTTAAAAAATATAAGATCAGTTCATATTATGGAACCTTATTGGAATTATAGTTTAATTGAACAAATTATAGCACGTGCTGTTCGTTATAAATCACATATATTATTAGATAAAAAAGATCAAAATGTACAAACATATATTTATCTATCAGATTATAATAGATTATATCTAGAAAAACAAAAAGAAAAGATTAAAGAAAATAAAAAAGATCAAGCTAATAAAAAAAGAAAAGATGATTTAATTGAAATGACGACAGATATAACCTTATTTAAAAATGCTGTAAAGAATCAAGATTTAATTTATAAATTTTTAAAATGCATAGCATCAGTATCAATTGAATGTAAATTTTTTAATAATAAAAATGTAAATTATAAATGTTTTGGTTGTTTAAATAATAATAAACATTTATATGTAGAAGATATTCATAAAGATATGATTGTAAGTAATAACTGTATACAAACAGAAACTATTAAAGCTGAAGAAATAATAATAGATAAAAAAAAATATTATTATACTAATTTAAATAATAATTTAAAAATATTTGAATTTAAT